AGACATTAGCAGGTGAGTCTGTTCCAGCAATGTAAACACTTATATTAGCATCGGGTATAGGTTGACCCTCACTATTGATTAGAAACTGCCAATAATGAAATCTTGACATTATAAGCTCCCCTTTGTAGTATACTTGTTTACTTTATATTCAATTCTCATTTTAACTTTCATAGGCTTGAAGATTTCCCCACATTCTGTGTATATCAAAATGTTGTTGCCAGAATCATATATTCTTATTTCTTTTATAGTTAATTCAATATCTTGTGGTAAATCTATTATCAGATATAAACACTCATTTGTTTCATATGAACTACTAACTCTGCCTTTATAATCAAAAGTTTCAAAGTTGTTTATAACAGAGTTGATTTCATAAAATGGCAGTAAAAACTCTGTTTCACCATCAACAATAACCTCTTCCAATAACATGTCAGCAAACAATGGATTACCAACAGATACTATCATAGCATGGCCATTTACTGGACTTTCAAATGTAACTACACAGTTATTTATATCAATAAATTTTACATCAGTGGGCACAATTTCGTTGTTATTTATATCAAAACAGCTAATCAGGACCCCTTTATATCCAAGACCATGACTTATATTCCAAACGGTATCCTCTGTTTGTTGTATATACACAACATCAGGTTTTGATATGTTAGTCACACCTGATCTTATACCAGTGTCAAATGAACTATCATTTACTAGTGTAAGTTCATCTGTATAGATTTTCTCATCGAATTTGTTAAACTCAATATATAAATCTTTCTGGGCCAATTGGTGTGTGATTCTCCATGGTATATCCAAGTCAGCAACTTGTAAAACAACAGTGTCTGGTTTTCTGATAAGTACAAATCCTTCAACTGGTTCATTGAATGTAATTCTAATATTATCACTATCACTGAATGATACAATACTTGGTACAACCTCATTAAAGTCCATATCATAACATCTAATAAATAAGTGATTTGAATTCAGACTATGATTTATCAGAAATGATGTATAACCACCTCCAAATATCTGTATATAAGAGTCTTTAACAGTAACAGAAAATTTTATAACTTTTGATAACACATTTGTATTATATCTATCCTGATCACCTAAATATAATGCATTAATACTTGGTGTCAGCTCTACCTCTGGTCTTAATAATATCTCATATTCTGAAACCTTGTTCACAGGTCTTATATCCTCCCATTGGTATACCAAACTATCAATAATACTCTTTGATAGTATACTACTATACTCCATGGGCTCTGTTGATATATCCATTTGTATCTTATAATATGGTGTCAATATATAATCTTCTGGTGAACCAGGAAGAGGAAATATACCTGCATCATCATACTGATCTGTATATAATACCTCATTTATGTCATCATTGCTTATTATTGAGTTAACATCTGCTAAGAGACTTCTGTTTATCCATTTCTCATGCACATATAAATTATTTCTAGTACCACGTGTTAAGACCTTCCACACTGAATAAAATGAGCTATATGAGCCTTTTCTCTTTAGGTAATTTGTAAGTTCTCTTATAAACTCTCGTTGATTAAGTATACCAATTGATTGGCTATCCATATCAATATTATAGAATCTTGATAGATAGCCAAGAAACTTTTCATCAACCTCATATGGATCAATCATTGACCATATATTCTTAAGAAGGTTATATACTTCTTGATATACTCTATCAAAGTTTACATTTATAAATTCTTTCAGATTGGTTGTTCTTTGATGTTCTGGTATAGCCAACTCTACAAAATCTTTCATACCATAGAACTCTACATGATAATTATCACCTCTTTTGTGGTATATTTTACCAAAGTACAGGAATTGTTTGTCTGTGTTGACATAATTTCTTATAATAAAGTCTTCACCCCATAAGTTAATAAAATAATCCCTTGCATAACTTATTAACCAGTCGTGAAACCTACTGTCCTTTCTGAAATATACTTCTTTACCATTTATATCATCCGGATCAAACTGAACTGTTGGTACATATATCTCAAAGTAGAAGCTATTACCTGATAATGTTTCGGTAAGTGTTGATCCATATTGAAATGGTAGAGTTATATGTTTAAAAAAGTTGAAAAAATTACCATCTTTATGGTTGTTTATTGGTGGGGTTACATTTATTTGTCTAAATCCATAATCATCATCTTTAACAAACAGTTCAATTATTCTATCACCACGTGCTATAATGCCTTTACCTTGTCCCATCAAATAAGATGCTTGATATGAATAATCAACTTGTTTTTTTGAGTATGATCCCTCAACAGTTTCATAGTTAAAGTTCCATATAACATCATTGTAATTTTTAAACTCAACTGATTCCCAGTCTGTAAATATAACAGGCCATAAATTAACAATTTTTGATTTTATGTCTTCATCAAGTTGGATGTTAATAGTTGTAAGATAATGATCAATAAGAAAGTATGCAGGATCAGTGAATTTTCCCATTATTATGCCTCATTTATAAAAATACACATATCAATTGCTATGGTTGGGAACTGATTTAATCCTAACTGTATTGGCTTCAATAGATTATCATATCTGATATCAAACTCATTTACAGTAAACATTGGATATCTCATCTCATCATTAAATGGGAAAATTTCCATTGGATCATCTTGATTGGATATGGCTGTATATAAAACTATATCTCTAAATGTAAAATTCTGTATACCCCTAACATTCTCAAATTTATCATTTGGTGATACTATTGTCTTATCAAGTATATAGTTATGTATGTCTCTGAAATCAATAACCTCCTGGAATGATCTATTAGACCAATCAAAGTAGTAAACAAGTTTTCTTTTTACGTCAGATACTATGTTATTAAAGTTATATACACGCTTTGGTAGTATACCTATTTCAAATTTGAAGTACACTAAGTCTGGTATAACAAATTGTTCATATGTGCTCATTACCTTTTTTGGTTCAACATACTTCTTTAGGTCATTCTTAAATACAGAATTAAACTCATATGGTATTTGTATAATCTGACTGATATCTGGTGTCATTGGGTCAATCCATTGTCTACCTGATGTGGGTATTGTGTATGTTGTCCAGTCCTTTGGTATAACAGATATATATATTTTGTTAAAATCAAAAATTTTACCTTGATATACTTCTTGTTCACCCCACACATTAGCTCTAATTATATCTGATCTGTTTTCGAGATCACCTATGTAATCATATTTTGTAACATTTCTACTTTGGGAGTTGGCTGTTTTCTTTGAGTTGTCTTTTATCTGCTGAATAGTTTCTGGATTGGATCCATTGATTGATGCTGATTCATTTGTAAAGCCCATTTGAGAGCCATCAAGCTCAATATTCTTGGTGATATTCTTTATAAATGGAGTATCAACTATAGCCCAGTTTCTATCAATAAGTACAGGAACATTTTCTCTCATAATTGTTCCTTGGCCTAGTTCCCTGGCAAGTAAATTAGCTCCAAGTGTACCGTTGGCTCCAAGGGATTCAAGCAATACAATTCTTATTCTAGAACTACTATTGGGCATATTGCGTGCTGTTGAGAATTGTATATTGTATCTACCATACTTATCATAGACAAGCTTATATACATTATCATCAACATTTAAACCTGATAACACATCATAGAAGTCATCAACCCTTGTCCATGGTTCTTCATTTACATATAATGCCAGTGATGGAGCATTGTCTAGATATGGATATATACCTGTATCTATACTTTTAAATGGTAGTACAATTGATCCATCTATAATATCATCACCACCATATACATTTGTAAATGGTATACCTTGTTTTAGAGGTATTAGGAATGAGTATGTATCAATATTTCCTGATAATGGTAGTGTTATTGTATGTGATGATGTTGTTGAGAATTTTATGATATTGCTATTAGTGTTTATTAACCCTGTATCAATTTGATACCATGCTGGTATATAAAGCTGATCACCTTCATTATAATATTCATGTGTCATTTCATCATTATATCTTTTTACTGTTATCTTAAGATCAATATTAGCTGATATATATCCTCTTGGTTGGTAGCCCCTTTGGGATACCAAACTATGGGTTGTTTCATAGAGATTTGCTGTATCAGGATAGACATTTTTTGCAACTTCGTTGACATAGAATGTTGATAGGTCTCCAAGATATGATGCCAACTCAAGAAGCATTGTGATATTAGCACCTTCATAGTTATAATCACGGAAAATATCAGTATTTTTCATTAAGTTGATAAGTTTTTCCTTCATGGAAAGGAAATCTGTTTCCAACAAACCAGGTGTTAAATGTACCGTATCAGTCATTTATAAGGCTCCTTATTGCATAACCAATGTCTCGTTGACGTTAAATACTCTATCATCAAGATCACTTTTTAGTCTAAATTCAAGGTGAACATTCACTCTATTATTATCAGGGTCAGCTGTTGATGTTAGATTGTTTATGTATATTCTATCTTCCCACATTGATATAGCATTCAGTAACAAACTCCTAAGTTGTGAGAGCATTAAATTATCTATTTGATTAAACAACAGGTTGTGTATTGGCATAGCAAAACTTGGAACCATTCTTCTTGATCCCTGTATTGTTTTAAATATGTTTGATATACTACTTTTAACAGCATCTATATCTGTACTAGAGGTTATATCACCATCATGTTGTTTTGTTAAATTTATGTCTATATCACGCCAAACCATGATCAACTCCTAATTTGTTATTGTATCAGGTGAACCTGTAACAGATACGCCTATACCACAAAACTCTGTTACTATATCACCTAATCTATGTGCTGGTAGGTCATTTATAAAAACATTTGGACTGCCTGTTATGCACATATTAATACCACAATGTGGACAACTATGTACTGCCAAATCTATCATTGCTCTGCTTGCTAATAAGTCATTTACATGTGTATCACTGGACCCAGTGATTCTTACTCCCACTCAGCTATGAGGGCAGCAAGGTAATCCATGATCTCAGATACCCACTGTAATGTCTGTTAATCTATTTTGTAATGGCATAACATTTCCTTTAGAATGGGTTATCACCTTGATTGTTTGACCAGGCCAATATTGATTCCCATCCTATTGATAATGCTGGCTCTTCCCAGTCAGGATGTGACTCTATGGATTTCAACATTACAGGCTTTGTGTCACTATCAGCTATCACAAAGTCCCTTCCATAAATTCTACCATTATTATCCAAATCTTGACCACCCATAAATTCACTAATAAGAACACCGGCATATGCAACACCCCAAGTACCACCACCACCTGTTATACCACCACAACCAACTGGTATCTCTGGACATTCGTGTGCTGATCTATGCCAATGAGCACCATGCATGTGATTCAACTCTCTTAGTAAGCTACTTCCTGTGCCTTCTGCTGATAGTTTTTCTGGGTTATTTCCAATAATATTTTTAATGTATTCTAGAATACTTCTACCACCATCACGTTCACTTGCTATTCCAATAATATCTTTAAGATATACAACTATACTTCTATTCTCATTACGTTCTTGTTCTCTACCTAATACTTCTCTTAAATATTGAATCAATTCACCATTTTGTTCTGTTTGCGGCTCAGGTGTTACAGGTACGACATCTATTGTAGTTAATCCACATCTATTATTTGCTGCATTCCAACATTTACAGTTAAAGATTGTATTTGCAGGTGTATCAGGTATATTATACAATGGGTCTTTAAATGTATCCCTTAGTATTCTATTTTGTTCTGAATCCAAAGTTTTAAGGGTTTCTTTATCAACTATATCATCAAAGTCAGTGGTTGTGGTGGTGTCAACATCTACCCATCCATCCGCTACAAACACAAATGTGCCATCACCTCTACATTCACAAAAAAGTCCACTTATAGCATTTGTCATAATTGGACATATTGATATACCATTAATAATAGTCATAATTTCTCCTTTATTACAGATTATGGGACATCAGGTGCGGGTGATGAACAATTCAATCTTATCAATTGTGCATTCAGTGAATATGTACCTGAAAGCCTTTTAACCTCACGTCCACCTATTTTAACATCTTTATTATTGCCAACTGTTTCTTTAGTATTTATAATAACCCTTTCAGTTTGGGTTCCACCCACATGATTGGTTCTATCAAGGTTCACTGTCTCATCAAGGTTTCCTTTAACATGTACCATCTTGTTTTCATCAACTATCTCAAATTTGTTCTTGGCATTTCTTATAACAATATCTCCCTTTGGACCAATCTCAATATATGAATTTGATGGGTGGTATATATGTATACGTTCATTATCTTGTGTATTATCAACTTCTATAACTATACCAGAGTGTGTTGATAGTACAATATTATCAGGATACTTTGCATTATAGTATGGATTTGGCTCATCCCAAAGTGCATTTTTGGATGTTATTACGCTTCTATCTTTTTTGTCAGTTTTGCTTTTAACAATAGTATCAGTGGTACCATCACCAGTTGCTAACTTATGCATATCATTTTCACCCTTTTGGTTGGGTTCATGTGGTGATGTTTTGCTGTCTATTGGATACTTTTCTTTTGGATCATAAAATCCAATTGTACCTTTGCCTTTGGATGACTCTTCTGGTCTACCAGGTAAACTTGCCATATACCTTGGCTGCATGATGTTGCCTTCTTCAAAATAAACAAGAACCTGGGAACCCTGAAGAGGTACAGACCATAACCCAAATCCAGTAACACCACCCTCTATAGCTGATATAACAGGATGTGCCCAGGGTAAGTGGTCAGTTGGTACACCATCTGTTGGAGTTTGCATTTTAATATTTGTATGTACACCAAAAACTCTTATTCTACATCTACCAAGTTTCTCTGGGTCATTTCTATCTTCGACTATACCCCTAAAGAAACCTGTTAATATATTATCTTTAAGCTTTAAATCTGATATCTTATTCTTCATATGGGTTGACTCCATCATATGCATTTTTCATTAACACAAGTTTTTGGCTATAAAGTGTATCTGTGTCATTAAAGAGATAGTGTATTACTGACTTTACAAAATACTTACCAGTAAAATTGAGATTATTTTTACCTTTACGAATTGATGGCCATACAATATCAATAACACCACCAGCTTTTCTTTTTTCATGACCTTTAACATATAACATAATAAGCTGTTGGGCTGAGTATTGTTTTATCCAGTTATTATAGTAGATGTTATCCATAAATATCTCATCATTTTCACCTGTTTTTAGGAATCTCTCTCTACCTGTTATCTTTGGATCAAGTAATGGATATTCTGGATTACCTAGGAGGTTGTCTTTGAATTTGTTTCTACTATCTTTATATGTATAGGTTTTCAGTATGTTTTTCTTTCTAAGTATATCATAACCAAGTCTATTACCACCTGAAAGTTGCTGCATGGAACTGTTATCAACACCAAGACGGTCAAATGTCTCTACCTTATTAAACATGTATAAGTTCTCTGTGTCAAACCAATATCTAACATTGTCACCTTCACTTGGTTCCATTACATCAACACTTGAGTTCATTATATTAGGCAATGTAACAAGATTGTAACCATCCATATTTTCAAAACATAGATATCCTGCCTTACCTGATTTCACACCAGTTGATCTTTCCATGAGAAATTTAAAGTTCTCTGCTGGTGATTTAAGACCAGTATAGAAGTATTCTATTCTCTCATTTGATTCCTCTATATTAAAAAATTCACCTTCAACCATATGTTTCATGATATGTTTCATGATATCACTGGTTTTCATATCTTTGAATGATCTTGAATACTGTTTAAAGTGCCACTGATAGTACAGTTCTGATACAAAAGTTATCTCATATACATTATTAACAACAAGTCTTGTTTGTGTTGGTAATTGTTTATCTATTTTGTACACTTTGAAGTTCTTTTTAACCTTGCTGCTTTTAGGCAAACCATACTCAATTGATAGTTCCTCCTGTTGATATCCCCAGAAGTTACCTATCTCTATTATACCACCATAGTCTGTAAATTTAACTTTGCCTGTAATACAGAATGATAAAACATCTTCAATAAAATATAATGTGCTAATAGAGCCGGCATCAATATTATATTGATTGCCACTACTATCAGTTATAACAACAGATATTGCTCCTGAAAATTCCTGTGCCATTATAGTTTATAAATTTCCTTTAACTCACTCATAATAATATTGAAGTAGTTTTTATTGAATATTTTCAGTATCTTGCCTGGGTATATATCTTCAAATGGATTCACTATATCATTTGTGAAGCATACAAGCCACCATAACTCACTGGTATCATACCAATGAGCTGATATATTATCCCACCAATCATCATTATCAACAAGATATATACTATATAAATTAGGATTATTTTTTAATGAATCTGGCATCGTATAGTTCTTAAAAATATTGAAGTAATATCCCGTCTCATCATTCTTAATAACATCAAACATATGAAGTCTTGAGTTATTTGATAAACCTGTTACGAAAAGTTCATTAGGATCATTTATTGATTGTTTTACTATTATCATATTTTATACCTTGGGGTCTCTATTAGTTGGTCCTTTTGGTGCATCATAGCCTGGTCCACCTGAATATTCATCACCTGAAACACCACCATTATCTGAAAGTGTTTTTCTATATAGTGGTTCAAGGTCTTTAAATTCAAGTGTAAGTTCACATTTGCTAGGATAGCCACCTCTATATGGTCCATACCATGTTGGTTGTATAGATGTCAGCACAGCATTTTCAAAATATATTAATTCTGAATCCACTGTTCTTACAGTAAACACATATGGCATATCAAAATCAAATATACCTGGTGTTTTATCAGGACAAGAATATAATTCAAGTATTCTTACTGGGAAAAACACATCAGCTTTTGTATTACCCTGATCTTGTAAGCCAACGGTTATATTAAGCACACGTCTTTCAGTGTCTTTGAATGTCAGGGGTGTATCATACTTATTTGTAATAATCCTCATTCCAAATCCTGCCAAATCTTTACCTTTTGCTGTTAGGTTTTGTGCAGCTTCTGCAAAAGGTTGTGCTATAGAATTGGCATTATCATAGTTATGATTCATTGTTGTACTGAATGTTGATGGCATTAAAAATAACATTGGACTACCAATTATTTCTCTTCTAATGCCTTTTGATGATGCATTTGTACTACTTTGCTCTAAAATTTTATATGCCTGTAGTTCCAACCATAGTGTATCTTCTTCAAATTGGAATGGAAAACCTGACCTAGGCCATTGTGCGCTCATATTATGATCTCCTATACCCACCCACTGTTGACAAGAAAGATGCCTATATTTTCAATATCAGTGGGTATATTGTTTTGTTGTGTTACAGCTGCACCACCACCATTATATGTATCACCAACAGGTGCATCTTTGGAACTCTTAATAGACTCAAAGCCCTTTGCCATACTGGTTTTGCTATCATTTAATATTCTATTTTGGTATTCCTGTGACTGTAATTTACTTACTTCCATTGAGTTGGTTTTATCATTTATCTCTTTTTGTATTCTATCAACACTGTTAACATCAATTCTTGGTTCACCTCTGACTTCTGATATATCAAATGTGCTACCTTTTGGTCTATTAAGCTGTGTTGCGTAGTTAGTCTGGGTATCATCAACTTTTGGTGGGTTATATTCAGTCTTTGTAACATTATCAGCTTTTGTTATGTAATCTTTTTGTACAGATTCAACTGGTGGTGTTGTCTTTGCTTCTGTTTTAGCTAGTATACCATCCATTGCTTTACTGGTATCTTTTGGTGTGCCACTGCCTGTTGCTAGCATAGCAAGTGCATCAACTTGTTCACTTTTTAGGTTATGATCAACACCTTTTTGCATATCTTTACTACTACTAGTAAAGTATGCCAAGTCTCCTGAAGCATTACGTTTGGTTCTTTCAGCATATATTGCATCAATAATATCTTTATCTGACATTGTTGCAGCATCTTTACCATTTAAGGCCCTTCGTATTACAGATGAGCCTTTACCACCATGGTGTACTGATGTACTCCATACAACATCCTGTACAGCTTTACTTCTATTATCCAAATTTAGACCATTAATATCTGTTAGTTTTTTAGCCACACCTTCATAATGAGTTTTTTTAATATATTCATGTTGGGCTTGTCCAAATTTTGAACCATCTCTAGCAGAAACTTCTTTCCATTTATCACTAAACTCTTTACTACCAGGTGTTAGACCAGCAAAATCTTTTGAATAGTTGGAATTAACAAATGATGCAACAGTAGAATCTTTGCCACCTTCTGACTTCATCTGGTATGTGCCATAACTAACACCACCTTTATCCCCTTTACCAGATGATACTTTAGCGTAGTTACCACCAGACTCATGTTTTGCTGATAGTGAACCCAAGTCTGCTGGTCCAGGTACCTTACCATCATATCCAGGTGTAACACTACCAGGCTTAGCTCCCTTTACAAACTTAGCATGTGTCATGCCAGTTATATTACCAAGAGATTGCTCTTTTTCTTTAACAGGTGCTGCTGAAGTAGGTGTTGTGGTAGGTACATGAGAGCTTTTGGTTTCAATGGTAGTATCAACAGCAGTAGTTTCAGTTTTATCTTTAATACCAAGTGCTGATTTTGTTTTATCCCACAGACCAGGTTTTTTCTCTTCATTACTCTCTTTATCACTACTTTTAGACCAGCTTGGTAGTATAGCATTAATTACTGATTTTGTCTTATTCCATATACCTTTAAGTATATCCCATACACTTTGTATTATATTGGTGAAAAAGCCAAAGTATGAATCAAGCATTGTTCTAGCAGTTTCAATAAACTTCTTACCTAGACCACCCTCAACTTCCACTCCAAATATACCAAGTATCTTGTCTCCTATCCAACCCAATATCTCTAATGGCAGACCTATAAGACCCATCACCATCTCAACAAGTCCACCTTTTAACTTATCAAAAAATGTACCCTCTGTTCCCATAAAGCCTTTTATAAAGTCTATAACTGATAGTATAATGGTCAATGGCCATGCCAATGTTGTGAACAGTTTAGGTATGAATTTGAAAAATTTG